GTTGAACGCACCGCTGCCACCGGCGCGAGATCAGACCAATGGGTATCGAGCCGTGACGATCTGCAGGCGAGACTGTTCATCGAAGACTGCAAGATGTGGGCAAAGATGCTCAATACTGCCGCGCAGGATCTCGGCGAAATCGTGCTGAATGAAAAGGACAAGATCACGGCCTATGTGATCCAGTTCGCCAATGGCCGTCGCATTCATTCCATGAGCTCCAACCCGGATGCGCAAGCCGGTAAGCGCGGAGGCCGCTGCCTGGATGAATTCGCCCTGCATCCTGATCCTCGCAAGCTATGGTCGATCGCATACCCCGGCATCACCTGGGGCGGCTCGATGGAAATCATTTCCACGCATCGGGGATCGCACAACTTTTTCAACCAGCTCATTCGCGAAGTGCGCGAGAACGACAACCCCAAGAACATCAGCCTGCATCGCGTGACATTGCAGGATGCGCTCGATCAGGGGTTTCTCTACAAGCTGCAGCAGATGCTGCCACAGGACCATGAAGTTCAGGACATGAATGAGGCTGCCTATTTCGACTTCATCAGATCCGGGTGCGCCGATGAAGAGAGCTTCCTCCAGGAGTACATGTGCCAGCCGGCCGATGACGATGCGGCCTTCCTGGAATACGACCTGATTGCCAGTTGCGAATATGTGGCCGGAGAGAACTGGGAGTATGACCTTGAGCAACTCACTCAGGCCAAAGGCAGGCTCTATGCCGGTCTCGATATCGGCCGCAAGAGAGACCTCACTGTACTCTGGATCTTCGAGCTGCTGGGCGACGTGCTCTATACCCGCAAGATCGTCGAGCTGAAGAACATGGCCAAGCCTGATCAGGAAGCTATCCTGTGGCCCTACATGGCCCTGATGCAACGTACATGCATCGATAACACCGGCCTCGGCATTGGCTGGACAGATGATGCCAAGCGCAAATTCGGGGAGTATCGCGTCGAGGGCGTAACCTTCACCTCAAAAGTGAAGGAGGCGCTGGCCTATCCGGTACGTGGCCGCATGCAGGACAAGAAGGTGAGAATCCCATACCGGCCAGAGATTCGTTCAGATCTGAGGGCAGTGACGAAGGTCAGCACGGCATCGGGAAATATCCGCTTCACAGCCGAACGATCAGAGAACGGCCACGCAGATAGATTCTGGGCAGGAGCGCTTGGCATCCATGCTGCTGTTAACCCGACCGGTCCGGTGGAAATGCGGATGCTTGGGCGTCAGCGCGCTGTCGGCAGCATCGCTGACTTTATGAGGTAGAGGCCAAATGGAAAAAGAACTTACAAACGAAATCGCCGGAATATCGAAAGATATTTTCAACCCGCCGTTTGGCGTCAATCTTCGGCCTCATGATGACACTCTGCTTTCGCGTGGCGGTGGTAAGGGCCTCAAGATTTATGATGAGATCGAACGCGACCCTCATGCGTTCGCTGTGCTTCAAAAACGTAAGATGGCCGTTGTCGCGTATCCCTGGGAAATTGAATCAGCATCACCCAGTCGCATCGACAAGAAAGCGGCCGACTTCGTCAAAGCGCAATTCAACGCATTCAACTTCGACAAGCTGACTCTGGATCTTCTCGACGCCCTCCTGAAGGGATTTGCAGTCTCTGAAATCATGTGGGCGACTGATGGGTCTCAGATCACCATTGACCACGTTATGCCCCGCGATCAGCGCAGATTCGCCTTTGACTACGATTATCACCTGCGTCTCTTGACCTGGACAAACATGTGGCCAGGCGAGGAAATGCCGGATAAGAAATTCATCGTTCACAGCACTGGCGCCAAGGATGGAAGCCCGTATGGCCTTGGTCTGGGTACGCGCCTGTTCTGGCCAGCATGGTTCAAGAAGCAAGGCATGCAGTTCTGGCTGACTTTCGCCGACAAATTCGGAAGCCCTACAGCTGTGGGCAAGTATCCATCTGGCACATCGCGTGAAGAGCAGAACAATCTGCTCAACGCTATTGGTGCGATCGCTCAGGAATCAGGCGTCATCATTCCTGACAACATGGCCCTGGATCTGCTTGAAGCTGCCCGCTCTGGATCTGGCGATTTCTACGAACGCTTGTGCAAGTACATGGACGATCAGATCTCTGTCGCTGTGCTGGGAGAAAACAGCACGACAAGCGGGAAGTCTGGCGGACTCAACAGCAACCAAGCGAGTGTCCATAACGAAGTGCGCCTTGAGCTTTCAAAAGCTGATGCTGATCTTCTCTCCGGAACTCTCAACAATACCGTGGTCAAGTGGCTTACCGAGTTCAACTTCCCAGGAGCAACACCACCACGGGTATGGCGTCGTGTGTCGCAGCAAGAAGATTTAAAGTCACGTGCTGACCGTGACGTCCTGATTTATAACCTCGGGTTCAAGCCCACGCTTGATTACATTACCGAGACCTATGGGGATGGCTGGGAAGCGCGAGACATGACATCAGCACCTGCACAGCTTCAAGCACCTGGTGGCGGCGGTGCGCCTGGCACTGATCCGGCTTTTGCCGAAGGCTCCCAGGAGCACTTTATGGATTCACTGGTCAATGATGCAGCTGCGCAATGGCAGCCAGTCATGCAGCCGATGCTTGAGCCGATCCAGAAAGCACTGACAGCAGCAATCGCAAAGGGCGAAACCTGCGCCCAGTTCGCAGAAAAACTGCCTATGCTCCTGGATCAGATGGATATTGCCCCGATGGCTGAGAAAACTGCACGTGCTTCCTTCTTTGCGCGTTTGCTGGGTGAAACCGGCGCAGATCTGGAGAAGTAATGGCTGGCGGCCTGAATCCGTTGCCGGGGAATATCCGGCCGCAGCTGCTCCCCGCGAAAGAAGCTGTCGACTATCTGGCCGCGCGCGGTCTTAACCTCACCGAGAGCTTCAACTGGCAAGATGTCTGGCAGGAAGAGCATGCGGCCCAGTTCACCGTATCTAGACTTACCCGTGCAGATCTGCTGGCGGCTGTGCATGAGCAGCTGATGCGCGCCGTCCAGGATGGCATCAGCCTGCAAGAGTTTTCTGACAACCTGGAGCCGCAGCTGCAGGCGGCTGGATGGTGGGGGACGGTTGACCAGGTTGACCCATCAACCGGCGAAACAGTCTCTACCACCTTTGACGCTTCCCGCCTGAAGCTGATCTATGACGTCAACCTCAGCCAGTCCTATGCGGCCGGCCTCTGGAATCGCGTCGAGCGCAACAAAACCACACTCCCGTTCATCTATTACCGCACCATGCGCGATGAGCGTGTGCGTGCTTCTCATCGTGTATGGGATGGCGTGGCGCTTCCAGTGGATGATCCATTCTGGGATACGCATTACCCGCCGAACGGCTGGCGTTGCCGCTGCACGGCCTATGGCATTGATGAAAAGGGTTTACAGCAGATGGAAGGGGCTGGCCTGCCGGTCAAGCTCGATGCGCCGCAGGTCCAGTGGATTGATTACGTCAACAAGCGCACCGGTGAAATCACGCGCACGCCGATCGGCATCGATCCGGGGTTTGCATACAACCCCGGCAAGCAGGCGGCCCGTGCGAGCAATCTGCTCGATGTGGCGGCCAGCAAGATCGAATCCATCCCGGCCCCCATTGCATCAGAGACAGTTCAGGATCTGGTGGCTTCGGAAGCATTCAAGATCTGGTTTGAGCATCCTGAAGGAAACTTCCCATTGGTGATTCTGCCCGAGGCAGATGCAGCGCTAATTGGTGCGCAAACCAAAGTGGGCAAGATGAGTGCCGATACGGCGGCCAAACAGGCTGCTGAGCATCCCGAACTGACAGCCGATGAATATGCTGCAGCGCAGCGAGTAGTAGATGCTCCGTCTGAGATGGTTCAGGATGGCCAGTACAACCTGATCTACATCCTGGAGGAAGCCGATGATGATGCCGGTGGACACGTGTTGGTTGTCAAAGCGACCAAGTCGGGCAATGGGGTATGGGTGACAAGCTACAGGCGTTTAAGCCGGGATGATGCAATGCGTGATCGCGAGATCAGAAGGCTGCTGAAGAAAAGCGGGAATTAGGGAGCAGGCGGTGGGGCCTCCCGCCCGGAAAAATCCGGATACCCCACATGGCGCTCCAGTCTGACGACTGTGCTACGGCCGGGAGAATATCACCGTGTCGCGCCTGCTCAACTGAAAGGATACCACAATGACGATCGGGCTAACTGTCGAAATCCAGGATGGCGAAGTCAGGGACAAACTTGACGCCCTGGAGCAAAGACTTGGAAATCTTGAACCTGTGCTCGATGCCATTGGCGCAAAGCTGGAGTCCAACGTGCGCATCCGCTTCGATCTGCAGCAGGACCCAACAGGCATCGTGTGGTCGCCGCTCAAGCCATCGACGCTCAAGTCGTATCGAAGCAAGTATCCAGAAGGCATTCCGGGCAGCCTACTAGATCGTAGTGGTGGCGCCGGCATGCGCCAGTCGTTGACCTACGTGGTAGAGGATGGGTCGCTATATCTTGGCTTCGGAAAGCCCTATGCGCTGTGGCATGAAACCGGAACGGGTAAAATGGATCGGCGTGGATTGCTTACAGCAGATCCTGATCTTGGGACTCTCGGTGACGGCGATCAGCATGACATCCTGGACATCCTGAACGGATACCTTCAGCAAGTCATCGAATAAATCGCCCTGAGCGATTTTTTATACCGAATGGCTACTACCACCAGAAAAAACAATGCGAATCGTTTTTAACGGGGGTTTAACGGCCTGCGTGAGCATGGTTCGCATGTCTTTCTGAGTGCGATTTGCATCTGACAGGTTGCGCCCCTGTTTTTTGGGTGCTAATCTGAATTTAGTCGCCGCCCATTCTCGGGCGGAAATGCTTCCGCCTTAACTCACTTCATCCGCCTCAGCAAAATGGGCGGCATGAACAAGCCAATCCAAATTTTCAAGACCGGCAAACACACTGCGATGAGCGGTGCGGCGCTGGAATTCTCTGAATCCGACCTGACTGCATCGGCCAAGGCGTACAACCCTGCGTTGCATGAAGCGCCGATCGTCATAGGGCACCCCAGGGCGGATGCACCAGCTTATGGCTGGGTCAAATCCCTGAGCTTTGCAGATGGTCTCGATGCCGAGCCGCACCAGGTTGATCCGCAATTTGCCGAAATGGTCAGTGCCGGACGCTTCAAGAAAGTCTCTGCCAGTTTCTACACCCCCGACTCTCCAACCAACCCTGTGCCAGGCGTTTACTACTTGCGCCATGTTGGCTTTCTTGGTGCCCAGCCTCCCGCTGTAAAAGGCCTGAAGCAAGCCGAGTTTGGCGATGCAGATCAGGGCATCGTCGAGTTTGGCGACTGGGATGATCAACAAAATGCCAGCCTATGGCGTGGAATGCGCGACTGGCTGATCAGTAAGTTTGGCCTCGATGAAGCTGATCGAGCTTTACCAAACTGGGGCATCCAGTCGCTTGCTGATAGTGCCGCGCAATCCGATCCGGACGCAGATGAAAACGTCCCGATCTCTTCATTTTCTGAAACACACCAACCTACGAAAGGGGATGAAATGTCCGCTGAAGAAAAGGCGCGTCTCGCTGCGCTTGAAGAAGAAAACCGCAAGCTCAAGCAGGCTCAGGCAGATTTTGCCGAGGCTGAGAAAAAGCGCAAGGCAGACACGGCGCATGCTGACCATTTGTCGTTCGCCGAATCTCTGGTGAAAGAAGGCAAGCTGCTGCCGGCACATAAAGGCAGCGCTATTGCAGCGCTTGACCTGATTGCTGCTCAGGATGCACCACTCGAATTTGGCGAAGGCGATGCCAAGGGCACGCTGACTGCAGACGGTTTCAAGCAGCTGCTTAAGTCCGTCCCGCAGGCTGTCAATTTCAAGGAAGTCGGCGGTGCTGGCTCCGGTGACGCGAAGACAGTCGATTTCGCCCTCCCTACTGGCTTCACCGTCGATCCGGATCGCATGGCCACCCATCAGAAGGCGGTGGAATACCAGGAGCGCAACAAATGCGATTACGTGACTGCCGTCAAGGCCGTCGAGACCGTTTAACCGGCTGACTTCAAAGTACGCCTATCAACTCTTTTAAAAGGATCAGATCATGGGTCAACAAGCACGTGACATGTTTAACCTCTCCTTCCCCAGCGCGACGGCTGCTATTACGCAGTTCCGTGGCGTTGACTTCTCTGGAGTTCCGATTGCCGTGGCCGGCGCCAAGTGCGCAGGTATTGCGAAGCGCTCGGCTGCAATTGGTCAACCTTTCGAGGCTGTGACGCTCGGTACTGCCATCTGTGAAGCAGGTGCTGCGATTACTGTTGGCCAGCCACTTGCGATGGATGCTACAGGTCGTGTTGTTCCTGCAACCGCATTGCAAATTGCAGCTGGCGCTACTGCGGTGACTTCTGCTGCAGCCAACGGCGCAACTGACCTGACCGGTGGTATCCCGCCGCAATGGGTTGTTGGTGATGCGCTCGAAGCTGCCGCCGCAGCCGGCGCATTTATCGAAGTACTGCTGAGCCGTTAAGCCAGCCGCGCTGCCAATCATTTATTTTAAAAAGGAGTATCACATGTTGAAAAACAAGTTTGTCCAAGTCCTGCTGGCAGTGGCCTTTGCGGCCCTGATGCCGCTGGCGGCCCATGCGGGGATCGTCTCTTACTCTGATCTTTCTCTTATCGGGTTTGCTGGAGTCGTTCTTTCCGATCAGGGCGCCCGCGTCATCGATCCTGTTCTGACAAATATTGCTCAGGGCTATCACAACTCAGATTTCGTCGGCAATTTCCTGTTCCCAAGGGTTCCGGTGCAGGCATCTGGCGGCCAGATCATCGAGTTCGGCAAGGAAGCGTTCTATCAGTACAACCTGCGCCGCGCGCCTGGTGGTCGTACTCAGCGCATCAACTTCGGATATCTGGGCCGAAACTTCGCATTGCTTCAAGACTCGGTTGAAGTGCCAGTGCCACGTGAACACATGCGTGATGCATCGGTCGTCCCTGGTATCGATCTGGGCCGCCGTGCCGTTAATCTTGGTATGCAGGCTGTTACCAAGAGTCTGGAATACGATCAGGCTACGCTGGCAACCAACGCTGCAAACTATGACGCCAACCACAAGCTGGTGCTTGCTGGCGCGACAAAGTGGTCGGCCTCGACTGGCACTCCGACCAATGACATCAACACGGCGCGTGAGGCGATCCGGTCATCGGTTGGTGTTTATCCCAATCTGGCACTCCTCTCGGCAGTGGCGTTCAATGCGGTGATCAATAACCCTAACGTGATCAACCGATTCCAGTACACCAGCTCTGACGTAATTACTGAAGAAATGCTGGCCAAGCTCTGGAATATCGACAAGGTTGTGGTCGGCAAGGCCATCACCATGACGGATGCCAACGTGGCCAGTGATATGTGGGGCAATAACGCAATCCTGGCATTCACCAACCTTGGCAGCCAGAACGCAGAAGAGCCTTCCTACGGTTACACCTATACGATGGATGGTAATCCTCTTGTTGAGCAGTCCTACTGGGACCCGGCAACCAAGAGCTGGGTGTATCCAGTGAACTTCGAACGTGTTCCGGTCCAGTCTGGTATCACCTCAGGCTTCTTGCTTCAGAGCCCGGCTTAACCATCGACTAACCAGAATGGAGGGGCTTCTGGCCCCTCCCTTTACGAGGATTCAACATGAAAAACTACACTGTCATTACCCCGGTCAAGGATGCCGCCGGCATTCACCAGGCTGGAGAAGTGATCGAGCTTTCCGACAAGGATGGTGCAGAACTGCTTGGGCTCGGTGCAGTGGCTGAGTCGACCGTCCCGGTTGCTCCGATCGTCCCGCAATCCCCAGTGGATGAAACTGTCCGTCTGGATGCGATCAAGGCCGCGATCGTTGCGCTCGATAAGAACAACGCCGACCTGTGGCTGAAGGATGGCAAGCCATCCACCGATGCCATTGCTGCTATCACGGGCTGGCTAGTGACTGCCGGCGACCGGAACACTGCATGGACAGCGCTGCAGCCTGCTTAACCCATGACCTACGCATCCCAACAAGATCTGATCGACCGTTTCAGCCAGGATGAAATCCTGCAGCTGGCAGATCGTAACAATGATGGCGTTATAGATGCGACGGTCGTGGCTCGTGCTTTGTCTGACGCGGATTCCAAAATAAACGCCTATCTGGAATCGGTATATTCCTTGCCGCTGGTCACAGTGCCTCCGGTACTGGTCAGTCTGGCGGCAGACATGGCGCGCTATCTGCTGTATGACACCCGGCCAAACGATCAGGTGAGGCTGCGTTATACGGATGCGCTAGCCTTTTTGGATGGTGTGGCCACGGGGAAGCGCTCGCTCGGAATCGATGCAAACAATCAGCCTGAAGCTGTGGCTGGCGGTGTCAGCATATTTGCGAATGATCGCGTGTTTAGCAGCGACACCTTGGCGGATTACTGATGGATCTAGAACTTGTAATCACGCAGCTTTCGGCACTCAAGACGGCAAAAACAATTGCCGTGCTTGGGGGCGCTGCTGATCTGTCCTCGGCGCAGATCGATGCCAATAATACATTCCCAGTCGCGTATGTCATCCCTCTGGCTGATCGTGCCGGCAGCAACTCATCTGGCACCACATTTGTGAGGCAACGGGTAGAAACGAGATTTGGAGTACTGCTCGGTGTTAAGAGCCTCAAGGATGCGGTTTCGCGCCAAAACCTGAACAATTTGACGCCAGTCAGGAAAGCAATTCAGAGCGCATTGATTGGCTGGATGCCTGCCGGATCTGATGATCTGGTGACCTACGGCTCGGGGAAGTTATTGAAGATTCAAGATGGCGTTCTGTGGTGGCAGGACGAATTCATAACGGCGTTTTATTTGAGGAGTCAGTAATGCCAAGAGATCAATACCACGGCATGGGCGGCAGCTATACCGTCGATCCGGATGCCCAGGAGCGCGTGCTGGTTCATCGCACAGTGATGCCTGGTGAAGATGAATTGCCTGCTGCTGCCGTTGCTTCTGAAGAAGCCGCTCCGGCCCCTGGTCGTAAGTCAAAGGAGAAATAATCCATGTTGCGTTTACAGATCACATCGCTCCTGGCCAAGATCGAAAGCACCTACGGCACCGATCCTGCACCAACAGGTGCAGCCAATGCCATTCTCTTGACTGGCAAACCCGCACTGACGCCAATCGAGGCCGTCAACGTGCAGCGCGGCATCATCCGCCCTTATTTCGGAAATGCTGATGTACTGCCCAGCTCGATCTACGCGAAGCTCGACTTTGAAGTCGAAATCGCCGGGTCAGGTACCGCAGGCGTTGCGCCGGCATGGGGGCCTTTGATGCGTGCCTGCGGCTTGTCTGAAACCATCACTGCGGCTGCCATTACTGGCACCGGGCAGGCTGGCAGTACGACGACAAGCATGGTACTCGCTGCGGGCGCTTCAGCTGTCGATGACTTCTACGACGGCATGCCGATCAGCATCACTGCTGGTACAGGCAATGGCCAGACCGGCGTGATCGTGGACTATAACGGCACGACCAAGACTGCCACCCTGGCGTCTGCCTGGGCGTTGGCCACGGACGCAACCAGCCAGTACAGCATCGGCGCGAATGTCGCCTATCGCCCGATCTCACAAAACTTCGAGTCAGTCTCGATGTATTTCAACATCGATGGCGTATTGCACAAGATGACCGGCGTGCGCGGAAATGTCTCGGTCAACACTGCGGTCGACCAGATCCCGACTTTCAAATTCAGCATGGCCGGCTTGTTCAATACCGTCGCTGATTCTGCCTCTCCAACGGCCGTATTTACAGGCTGGACGAAGCCACTGCCGGTCAACAAGTTGAACACGCCTCTATTGACGCTTCAGGGCTTTGCAACAGCCGCCCTGGAATCGATGAGTATCGACATGGCTAATGCCGTGACGCACTACTCTCTGGTCGGTGGCACCGAGCAGATCATCGTGACAGATCGTAAGCCCAAGGGCCAGATCAGCATGGAAGCGGTCAACGTTGGCACTAAGGACTGGTGGACGGCTGCCAAGAATGCTCTTCTCGGTCCATTCGCCATGCAACACGGCACCGTCGCCGGCAACAAGGTGCAATTCACCGCGCCTGCCATGCAAATCGAAGCCCCAAAGTACGGCGACAAAAACAACATCGCGATGCTGCAGGCCGGTCTGGTACCAACTCCTGTCAGTGGCAACGACGAAATCGCAATCGTGACTTTCTAAGGATAGAAAATGTTTTCAATCGACGTAAAAAATACATTCAAGGCAAAGGTTGCATTCACGCTACCAGGTGATGCTGCTCCGATCACCGCTGAATTCACTGCCGAATTCAAACGCCTGCCGCAATCGCGCCTGGACGATATGTATGGCAAGCCAAAAACGGTCAGCGATAGCGACCTGGTGCATGAAGTCGTCGTGGGCTGGGATGGTGTGACGGATGCTATCGGCGAGCCGCTGCCATTCTCCCAGGAGAACCTTGAACGCCTGATCGCCATTAACGGTGTGCGCAGCGCGCTGTCGTCCACGTTCGTGCGCGAGTCATTCAATGCAGGGTCACTGGTAAAAAACTAGCAGACGCCGCCCGCTACTGGGCGGCAATCAAGCCCAAGACAGACCCTGGGCGAATCAAGCGCGAAGAGGATCTCCGGGCGCTTGGAATGGAGGAGGAAGCGATAAAGAAGATGCTCGGTCCAGAACAAAAGGATACCGAGCATTTTCTTGTGGCTCCTGAGAACTGGACGACTGTAGAAGTATTCCTGGCACTCAGGACGCAGTGGCGATGGCTGGCAGGAATGGGTGGTGCATTCAGAGCGGGCTTGGACTACGCCGCAGTTGAAAGCTTTTTGAGGCTGTTAAAAGTCAAGGATCGATCAAGAGTGTTTAACGGTGTGATGATCATGGAGAAAGCTGCAATGGAGTATTGGAATGAGCAATGATATCCAGTTCGGCATTCGCATCACTGGCGACAGTACCGCTGCTGCCAACGCGATCAAATCGACACGCGACGAACTTGATAAGCTGAATTCATCTGGCAGCAAGATGGCCAGCCAGTACACCGGCCTGACGACTGCCTCTGAAAAAGCAGCTGCAGCCGCAAAGCAGCAAACCAGTGAACTGGGCAAGCTCGATGCGCAACTCACCTCTCTCCTGTCACGGCTCGACCCGGTCTATAACGCCACGATGCGCGTTGACTCTGCCAATGAGCTGCTGCACAACGGGCTGAAGGAAGGGCTCATTACCCAAACGCAGTATGAATCCGCACTGGGCCAGCTTGAGCATCAGTATGGTGCCGTTGCGGCCAGCGCTGAAAAAAGCGCCTTTGCGACTGCCGGTGCACGTCGTGAGCTAATCGTGCTTGGCCATGAGGCTGTGCAGGGCAACTTCTCAAGAATTCCAGGCAGTTTCATGGTTCTGGCCGAACGATTGGGCGGCCTCGGCGGCTTGATCTCGCCGCTTGCAATCGGAATTACGGCCATTGGCGCAGCCGTCATTGGCGGTGTCTATGCATGGGAGAAGTGGAGTTATTCAGCCCATGATGCAGCCCAGAAAGCACTTGATGATTTCCGTCAGTTTGAGGATGAGTTCGATAAAGCGAACAAAAAACTGGAGGATTACCAGAAGAAGCTTGGCGAAATGAGTCACATGCAGCTGAGCATCGAGATCGATGTTAAGCAGGCAGAGCTGGACAAGTTGACCAGGTTGCAAAAATCCCTTCTCAATGAAGATGGCGGACTCAAGGGAAACCTGAATCCGTTCAATCCAATGGGAAACAAGAAAGAGTATGACGATCTGGCCAAGCAGATCGGGAATGTTCAAAAGGAAATCAACAGCGCCAACGGTGCCATGACCAACCTTGTCGAGAACGGCGGCAAGGAATTCAAGAGCTTCATGGGCGACACCTCGTACATGTCGAAGGCGCAGCAGAAACTGCATGATCTGACTGTTGCTGCCGATGATTACAGAAAAGCATGGATGGCCGCCAGTGATGATACTCAGCGCGCATCTGCGCTTGATCGATTCAAGCAGGCCGAGACCAACATCAATGATCGCTACAAGCCCAAGGAAAAGAAGGGTCGTAATGTTGATCGTGAGTCTGATGCGACCGTAAAGTCATACGCCGAAGAATGGGGAAGCCTGAACAAGATTCTCGATGGAACCAAGCAGCTGTCAGATGCAGAGAAGGTTCTGCGCGATGTTGAAAACGGGCGTTATGACTCGCTCTTGCCCTGGCAGCGTGAGCAGCTCGCCAATCTGGCCCTTGATGTCAAAACGATGCAGGACGAAGTTGAATGGCAAAAACGCCTCTCCGATGCGACTGATCGAGAAATCGAGCAAGACAACCAGGTGGCGGCTGCCGAAAAGGCCATCAACGATGCGCGCGATAAATATGCCAGCGATCTGGCCGCAGCTCAGCTGAAGGAGGAAGAAGATCTGAATGTCGCCCTGATCAAGGATGACACCAAACGTGCCAAGGCCCAGATCGATCTGGCGTATCAGCGCAAGATCGCCGAGATTCAGGCCAATACCGATATCGGTGATTCGCAGGATGCCCTGCTGGCTGATGCCCAGAGAGTCCATGATCTGCAGATACAGGAAGTCGATTCCAAGATGTACAACACTAAGGATATCGGCAAGCAGCTCGGTTTGACGTTCGAAAGTGCTTTTGAAAAAGCAGTAACCGGTGGCCAGAAATTCTCGCAAGTCCTGCAAGGTCTGGCGCAGGACATCGAAAAACTGATTCTGCGCAAGACCGTGACAGATCCCTTGATGCAGGGCGTCGGCAATTGGATAGACAGCCTCAACATTGGCAGCCTGATCTCGGCCAATGCTGCTGGCGGTGTTTACTCCGGTGCCGGCATCGGCGCGTATTCCGGCCAGATTGTCAGCAGCCCTACTGTGTTTCCATTCGCCAACGGCATCGGCCTGATGGGTGAGGCTGGTCCCGAGGCGATCATGCCGCTGAAGCGTGGTGCTGATGGCAAGCTGGGTGTTGCTGCAAGCGATGTAGGATCTTCAACTCA